CACCAGTACAAGCCATTGTTTGACTTGACGTAGTAGTGTCCTCTTTTTCATACTCGCTGAGTCTAGACCAGTCAATACTTTTTGGCATAGTGGATAGAATGTTCTTGTATTCTTCTTTATCTATCTCCTGATATGGAGCCTGTTGATAGGTGTGTTCATTGTAGGGTAGGAAAGATACACCACTCATTTCATCAAAGTGTTCATACACAAATGTTCCAACCTCGAACCACTCATCCTTCTTAACGTTGATAGTTACAGATGGTTTATGCTCACACCAGTTTCTCTGATACATCAACCACATGTTAAGTTGGTCAACAGCAGATAGGTCAGATGTAACCACAGCCTTGTTAGGAGCCTTTACAGGAAACGAGAACACTGTTGTTTGATCTGGTTTAAACACATCAGGTTCACTAGGAATACCCTGATCCTTCATGAAGGTGGTAAGAGGATCTTTGTTATCTCCTCTAACGGTTCTAACGTAATAAGGTGAATGACGTGCATGGATTCCAGAGGCAGAGTCAACCAACTGTGAGACTGTTCCTGATGGTTTGACACAAGTAATAGCTGCCGACTGTGGTATGCCAAGACGATCAGCCCACTCAGCGTTAGCAACAACAGCAACGTTACGTAGATTTTCAAGTGTTTTACTTAGTCCTTTATTTTTTATAGTCATTAAAGGGTTGTCCATAATACCAGTTAGTGACACACCCAACAAACGTTCTTCTTCAGTATTCGTTGTCCACACTTTTCGCAGGTATGGAAATTTCGTGTACGTGCTTTGGATCGTCCCAAGTATTGTGGCGAGTCTGACTTTTCTAGCCAGATCATCCACCGTATCTGTGGCTCGTACCACAACTTCCGTAAGATTACAGAACTGATACGGCCTGAGAATAATTTCACTGCATGGATTAGTTCCAAAGTCATAGTCAGTATCACGTCTGCCATTCTTTGCAGCCTGTTTTTTAGATGCTTCCCTGTTAAAGATACCACGTTCACCACTCCCTGATTCTACTAGTGCCATCCACTCACGCATGAAGGACAGACTATCTGGTTTCTCTGTGTATGACACACTGTTGTTAGCCAAGGCACGTTGGGGTTCGTTATCCCACCAGTTACCAGACTTAGCGTGACGCATACGATCATCACTGAGGTTAGACAGACTAATCATAGCACTGCGTCTGACACCACCTACAACTACTATCTCTCCGATCTTACACATTAGATCGTGACACTCTATTGAGGATAACTTACGCCCCTCTGCTTCTTTAAACATTTTAACTGAAAAGTTAAACAGATCCACAAGAGGAGCAGGGCCAGAGGCTCTACCACCAAATGTTTTGAGCCTTGCACCTGCAGGTCTGACCCTGCTTACATCCCACAGTGGAATCTCACCTGCCCACAGGAGTGCCAGTAGTTGTCTGAACGCTTTAGCCCACCCCTCCTTGCTGTCCTTTACCACAATGGTAGTATCACTCTGGAAGAGTTCAGGAATTTCGGGAAGCTTGCTAATGAACTGTCTCTCAACACTGAAGCCGACACCAGTACCACAGAGGAGAATAAACATGGCCTCATCGAAGGACTTTGGATCATCTACAGGTAAATAACTACAGTTGTATCCTGCAGTGTTGTCTCTCTCTAGAGCTACACCTGCTGTCATCATGGCTCTCATGCTAGGCATGATCTCTAGTCCAAGGATAGCTTCTCTTATTTCGTTGTAAACTTTGTGGTCAATGTCGTAACCCACAACATTACCCATGTATCGGTCTACTGTCTCAGACCAGGATTCTCTGCCTTTACCATCAAAGTATTTAGCGTACCTTGATGTGTGAATAAATGATTGATAATCTGTTGGTAAGTAGTTGTTCATCTGTTGTCTCCTGATCCTTGTAGTGTTCCTCTTTTTTCTCTATCATCTAACTTAGCTACATTTTTTTCCATTACAATAGCTAAGTTCTCACCAAAATGATTAGCTAGTGCAGTTACGTAAAATAAAACATCACCCAATTCTTTAACTATTTCCTCAGAGGAAACTTTGTTTCTATCTCTTATCTTTTTCTTTATCTTCTCTGCTACTTCTCCTGCCTCTCCCACAAGACCAAGTGTGTTTTCTATAAGTCTTTCATCACCTGCTGTTACAATTTTCTTTTCAACCCAGTCTGTGTAGTCTGCAAGAACTGTGCTATCTTCTGGTTTATTTAAATCAAATTGATCAAAGTATCCCATATCCTCTAAGTCTTTACCTGTAAGCATCATTTTTCCTTTACATCTATTTCTATTATTTCAACATCATCAATATCATACACCGCATAAGATACAGCCTGTTCAAGTCCTATCTTTGCACCATCCTTATCTGCAGCTATGAAGTTAGCATCAGGATCTAAGTCAAGTAGCATTGTTATTTCAAACAACACAGGAACCTCCAAGTTATAAGAATTAAATTAATTCCGTCAAGATTATTCTTTGAGCCATTCATCAGGTATTACCTTTTCAGCATATTTAAATCCATGACGTTTACACCAGTCAGCGTAACAAGACTTAGCACCCTTGTACAATTTAACTCTACTGTTCTGAAACACAAAACGTAAATCTAGATCAGGATACTGTTTACGTATCTCTATATGTTTACGCCTGTCGGTAGATACAAAACGTCCTTTGGTTTCTATAACGATACCGTTGCTTAAAACAAAGTCGGGTGTGTAGTGACGAGTCCTGATGTCTAGCCACTCTATACGTTCCTTCTCGTAGGTAAACTCAACACCTTTTTCTTTTAGATACTTTGCGGTATCATCTTCAAAACCAGAACGATACCCTGCTCTCAAAGCTCTGGCTCTAGTGCTCATGTTAGATCACAACCACTCAGGTTTTTCAATGACGGTGTAATCACCCCAACCTGTGCTGTAGTCAGATTCTTTTTCTGCCTTTGCAATCACAGCTAAAGTTTTGTGTAGCTGTTTCATGCCCCAGTGCATGATGTCCTGACCCATTACATGAACGTGTGAAAGAAATGGTGCAGTCTTTTCACAGGCTATAAAAGAAAATTTATCTACGTCATAACCTGCTAGTTTACATGCGTAAACGTAGTGAGCACCCTGCAACAGATAACCATACTTTAAACACTCTTTTAAGAAACCTCTTGGACTAGCATCCTGTGTTGTCTTTACGTCAAAGACTGTGTTCTCTTCTTCTATCAGTAAGTCTGGTCTAGTTTTTAAAGTTAGTCCTGAGATAGGATCTTCTACAAAGATACTGATCTCGTTTAATCTGTTAGGATGGTTTAAGTGAGAGGCACATACAGGATTGTTTAGAGCACCCCTAGTTATACAGTTGGCTACGTTATACTCTACCTCAGTGAGTAAGATCTGATCCTCAGTTAGGTTAGACTGCATCTCTTTAAATGCTATACTGGATTTAGTCTTTGGTCCTTTGACCACCAGGTTGCGTTCTTTCTCTAACAGGTTGGCGTGTACCGCACTACCCATAGCAAAGGCTGCGTTGTTAGAGTTACGCTTCTCACCCTTCCAGTGTGCCAGTGATTTTTTGTAGACTGCTTTTACAGCACTTGAGGATATACCATTTCTAGAGTGATACTCTTCGTTAGACATATCTGTTATGATTTCTTTTTTGTAGTCCATGTATCTCTCTCTGTTATAAAATAGCCCCCACCCAAAAATGAACGAAAAAGGTGGGGGCTTAATCTTCTAGGGTAAAAAGGAACGAAAACCTAGAAGGGGATAGAGTCCTGTGGTTCTTTTCGGGAGGAAGACTTACCACCAGAACTCTTCGTATGGTCTGAGAACATTTCAGAGGCTGACTGGGAGGAGCCACCCTCACTATCATAGACCACATGATCGAGAACTTGAAGCCCTACTAGGCGTGTTCCTGAACCAACCTTTGTAGGATATATTTCAACTTTCACAATACCCTTGCTTCCATTTCCGATAAAGCCCTTCTCCTCGAAGTTCCATTCTTTACCTGACTTGTCAGCAACTACTGGAGCACCACCCATCCAGTCTTGTGAACCAACGTGAGGACGTACAACGGTTATTCTGTGACCGCCATCTACTTCCTCTATCTTCTTTTGACACCCTGCTTTCTTCAAAGCATCTGCTGTCTTCTTGTCGGTGGTGACAGTGACTTTATACTCACCGTCTTTATCTTCGTTCCACTCGTTGTGATCTCTGTTTGATTCAAAGACCTTTGCCCAATCGAGTGTACCCTTAATATCAATTTGTGTTGATGGCATACTGCCCTCCTTTTCTTTTACTGTTGTTGTATTTAAATGTTTCTATTGTAGTTGTCAATGGGTTTCAGCCCAGTTTTTTCCTATATCATACGATCCTGGAGTAGGTATTTTAAAACCTAAATCCTGACCAGTTTCTAACATACAGTCTGCCTGTATCTGTCCTAACCTTTTAGCTTCCTCCTCTGTTCCTGTTACTTCTACTTGGTATTCATCATGGATGAACCCAACCATTTTAAACTTTATCCCTTCCTGTCTGGCTCTACTGTGCCACTTGAGTAGACTGTGCTTCATCAAACAAGCCTCACCGTTCTGCAATATCCCTGCCAGTGTTTTATGTGCGTTAGGCACTGGAACTTTACGTCCATCGTACCCAGTGAAATATCCCTGTTCTGCTATGTAAGGCACGAGTTGGTTCTTCAGGTTGTACAAACCATCAATGCTCATCTCGAAACGAGTACGTGCTGCCTGTGCCTCCTTCATGTTGACTTTAAGTATTTGACCAGTCTTTGCTACACCTGCACCCAATAACCAAGCGTAGATAAAAGTCTTTGCCATATCCCTTGTGCCATTTGGAACTGCCAAGGCTTTCTTGTTGACGTTGTGTATGTCTGTCTCGTCCTCTTTCTTTCCCTTCATGATGGCTTGTGCATACTGATCTGCTTCAAAGTGTCTCCAGAGATAGTCAGCTAACACACGTAGTTGAATACCGTCTGCGTCTGTACCAACCAACCAAGAGTCAGAAGGAACTGTCCAACAGGCACGTAGATGCACATCAAATTGTTTCTTTACTTCATCGACTGCTGACTTAGGTTCACCATGAAACGGAGAGGATATGTTAGCAGTGTTAGGATCTTTGTGAGCACACCGTCCAGTCCATGCTCCAATGTTATTTATCCTACCATGAATCCTTAAATCGTCACCACACTGCCCTAGCCACTCAACCAGTGAGCTTCTGCGTCCTTCGAGTGTCAACCACTGGGCTAGAGCTTTCGCTCCTGTAGGTGCTGTCTCAGGCAGTGTACCAAGGTTTGCCTCTGATACAGTAAATCCGTACCTGTCTAAATCTTTCTTCTTTTGATTGTAGAAATCCTCGTCCATAGCAGCTACTGACTTGCCGTATGGATCACCTATCTTCTTTCGAGAGAAGTTGATAGCAGTCTTTGTTTTATCTACTGGCTTCCACCCTGCATCCCAGAGAACATCTATCCTGTCCTTTGCAGATCCTGGGTTAAACTCTATCCAGTCAAAACAAACGAGGTCATCATCCTCTACGTTTGTCATGGCATACTTTTCTTTAGCCCTTGTAACTGTAGCCATCTCACCACCATCTTTCTTGAGTCGATACTTGATGCGATTGACCTCAGTAAGTTTGGGTGGGAAGTCTACTTGGAACTGATCCTCTAGTGTAGTCATCTTTGTCTTGACTGAGTTAAGAAGAAACTCTGCTTTTGTTTTATCAAAGAAGAAACCGTAGTGTTGTGTGCGAACCAGTTCTATTTGTACATCGTGTTCTGTTCTCAGAGACTTACGCCAATCAGGACTCCAAATAATATCATTGAAATGATTGAACAAAGATTCTGTAACCTCGATGTCCTGATACCAGTAGTCAACCATTTCGATACTGAATTTATCAAACTCATGAAAGTCTCCTTTATGTTTGTTTAACCTGATACCCCAAGCCTGTAGGCTGTGAGGAAACTTAGCACCCTTGGGTGTCTCAATGTCGTAGTCCACCAACCTACTAATCAGGAGAGTGTCTACAATCTTTCTTGGATCTATCAGTCTGGGCTGAAGTAGTTTGTTTAACATGGGTGCATCGAACTGCACAAAGTTGTGACCAACAATTAGATCTGCTGACTCGTACCACTTGATAGCTTCACGTCTAGCAACTGGATCTTCGTGACAGTTATCAAACCTTGATATCTCACCAGTAGTAAGATC